CCGCCGGTAATTAGTTTCCCGCCGTTTTTTCAAATATGGGTAATCAAAATAAAACCGCGAAAATGAACAATTTAGAGCGTTTTAGGCAAAATGGACTGATTCCAAGCCCTCCAGGTGATTTGAATGATTACGGATTGGCCGAATGGAACAGAGTTTGTAGCATTTACGTTGAAACTAATACGCTAACCGAAATTGATCAAAGCATGCTGTATGCTTATTGCAATGAATGGGGCAAGTATTTGTATTTTGAAAAAGAGCTAAAAGAGGCCGGCCGGATAGCCAAAGCGCCAAGCGGATATTTGATTGTTCATCCGTACGAATCCATGAGCAAAAAAGCATTGATGGCAGCGGTTGAAATTGGTAAGCATTTTGGCATGACTCCACTAAGCCGAGGCAAGCTAAAAACAGGCGGCAGGAAAGGGGCGGTAAAGCAATTTGTACTTGATTGAGCCGGGCGCACGAATACGCAAAATGGGTATTAAATCCGGCCAATGCGCATCTAACTGGCAGGCTGATTAAACTTGCCGCAAAGAGGTTTACAGAAGACTTAGAGCGGCCTGATTTATATTTTGACGAAAAGCAGGCAAATCGGATTGTGAACTTTGCCGAAAAATACTGCTGCCTTTGGGAAGATAAATGGCGCGGCGAGCCGGTAACCATCATGCCTTGGATGGCATTTGTTTTTCAGCAGATATATGGCTGGTATTACAAGGAAACCGGATTGCGCAGGTATCGCCGCGTATATGTCCAGGTAGCTAAAAAGAACGGCAAAACAACTATTGCCGGCGTTTTGAATAATTATCATTTGTTTGCCGATGACCGAGTACAAACGCCAAAGGTATTTGTAGGCGCAAACAATGAAGACCAGGCTAAAATATGCGTTAATATATCTGGCAAGCTTATTGAGCAATCGCCGATGCTATACAGTTATGTTGAGGATGGCGAAGTAAACTTGTTTAAATACAAAGAAAACATTGTAAACGTAGTGCATAAGGGCCGCGATGGCTTTATCAAACCGCTATCAAAAGAAACTAGCAACACAACAAGCGCGGCGGCCGGAGGTAAGCACGGATTTAACCCATCATTGGGAGTTATTGACGAGTACGCAATGGCCGATACGGATGCGCTTTTAAACGCATTAGAATCCGGACAGGCCGCACGACAGGAGCCGCTAATTTTCTGCATCACGACAGCGGGATTTAAGAAAAATGGGCCATGTTATCTGCAGCTACGAAAGACCGGCATTGAAGTTTTGGAAGGTGTTGCCAAAGACGATAACTATTTACCCATCATTTTTGAAATGGACAAGGGCGATGATATCACAGATGAAAACAATTGGCAAAAATGCAATCCTAATTTAGGCATTAGCGTTTTTCCTGAGTTTTTACGCTCAAGATTGGCGGCCGCAAAGAATGAAGGCGGATCTAAAATGGTAGATGTGCGCACGCTTAATTTTAATGAATGGTGCGAAACGCCCGAGGTATGGATTACAAATGATGTTTGGGTTAAAAACAACCACGGAACAACAATTGAAAAGCTATACGGCCGTGAGTGTTATGGCGGTTTAGAGATGTCAAGCGGCCTAAATATGAATGCTTTAATGCTGTTTTTTCCTGCAATTGGCGAGCAATCCGCTGCAGTTTTGCCGCTGTTTTGGATGCCATTTGATGCAATCCGAAGCAGTAACATACGGATTGATTACGAATCATGGGCAGAAGGTGGTTTTTTGCAGATTTGCGATGGAAACGTAATTGATAACGATTGGGCATATGGCAAGGTTTACGAATTCATTAGCCGATTTAATTTGCACAGCATTGCCTTTAATCTTACGCTATCAACTCATGATGTTGTACAGGCTTTAATACGCGCAAATGTGAGCTGTAACCCAATTAGCCAAGGATATCGCACCCAAAGCCTGCCAACTAAGGCTTGGGAGGAAATGCTAATGGCTGGAGAAATTGATCATTTAAATAATCCTGTACTGGCTTGGCAGAATTTAAATACACAGATTTCGCGGAGCAAGGATGGTGAAGTCAGAATCCAAAAAATGCAGGGCATGAACTCAGGAATAGCCGCCGCAATTCAAGCTATTGCGCAATGGAAAACAATAAGCAGCGGAATAAAAGAGGATGACGGGCTTTTAGAAAGCTGGTAATCAGCGTTTTTTGTTTTTTTGTTTGGCTATTCTGCGGGCGCTAAACGATGTATAACTGCTATACGCATCAAATCCCGCATCCTCAATAGCACGCTCAAATGCCTCAGTCCGTGTTCGGCTGTTTTTTAGCTGCTTTTCAAATTTCTCTTGAAACCAAGTATGCAGGTCTTTCATTTTTATTTTGGTTAAAAGCCCTATGCAAAATTAATCGTTTTTTTGTTTGATAAATACCGCATTTGAGCAAGCCATTTTTTCAAAATTTGTTTGAAAAATACGTTTGGGACTTTTCCACAAAGTCAACCGGCAATCCGTACAACCTAAAAGGATCGGATGCGTGGGCAAGGTTGGTAGGTTTTAATGATAATTTTAGCGAGGAAGCAGTATCAGAAAGCAGGGCGCATGGCCTCGCTACTGTCTATACTTGCATTAACGTACGCAGCCAAACATTGGGCGCCTTGCCAATTGGCGTTTACAAAGACACTCCGAATGGTAAGCAATCACTAACAGACCATCCGGCATACTATCCGCTTGCGCATCAACCGAACAGCTACATGACATCGGCCAACATGTTTATGACGGCCATGATTCATGCCGATAGCTGGGGAAATAGTTATATCGGTATTAATCGCAGCGGCCGGGGAGCGGTTAGCTCCCTGGATTTATTGAAGCCTTGGGAATGTGAAAGCATCAATATCATTGACGGGAATGCCTATTACAACATCAATGGCATGGTTTATCCGGCTCGCGATGTATTGCATTTTCGTTGGTGGTCACTTGATGGAATCAATGGCGTAAGCCCTATACGGCAAAATGCCATCACAATGGGAAAAAGCATTAAAGCTGAAAAGTATTCAGCCATGTCCATTGGTCAAAAGCCCCCCGGTATCCTCAGCTATCAGGGTACAATGACCCCAGAGCAACGCGCCGAGAATCAAAAGGCATGGAAAACAGATCTAGAAATGGGGCGCACGCCTATCATGTCAGGCAAATGGGAATTTACACCCATTATGCTTGCACCTGGTGATGCGCAATTTATTGAGCAGGAGCGCCTTACAGATCGTAAAATATATGCCATCTATCGTATTCCTCCGGTTTTTGCTCAGGACTACGAACGCGCAACATTTGTAAACGCTGAACAATCCGATTTGCTGTTTGCAAAACATACGATTACTCCAATGGTTCGCATCATTGAGCAAGAGTGCAACATGAAGCTATTTAGTGAGCGTGAGAAATCTAATACTTATGTTAAATTCAATCTCAATGGCTTACTGCGTGGTGATACGGCCGCACGCTCTCAGTTCTATACGGCCATGCGCAACATTGGCGCAATCAATGCCAACGAAATTCGTGAACGTGAAGATTTGAACGGATACGATAGCGGAGAAATTTACACCGTTCAAGGCGCAATGGTTCCGGTGGATATGCTGCGTGAATTTTATGAATCTAAGGTAGACCCCGGATCAGAAGAAGGCGAAACCACCGCGCAAGAAGAAAGCGAAAGCTATCAAATGGCCTACCGCAAAGCGCTTGAACAAGCAAAGGCAAAATATCGTTTTAACTGAATGCAATGACTAAAAATATACAGGCAAACATTTTATCCAAGTCGTTTGATCCGAATACGGTTCTTGAGACGCGGAAAATGAAATTTATTATAAGCACCGGAAGCAAAGACCGGGGCCGTGAAGTTATCAATATGGATAACTGGTCATTTGATAACTACAAATCAAATCCGATTGTAGGCTATCAGCATGCCATCCACGGTAATCATTTTAGCGACCCTAATCCTGATATGGTCATTGGCAAATCCGAGGTTGTGGTTGATATGTTTAGCGGCAAAAAAGTAATTGTTGCCGAAGCTGAATTTGAGCCGGCTGACATCAACCCAATTGCTGAAAAGATTTTGAAAAAACTTGTTTTTGGGTCACTTAATGCGGCATCTGTAGGCATTTTGCCTGTGGGTAATGGCCGGCATGAAAAGGGCATTTACTATTATGATGGTCAGGAATTGCTTGAATGGTCAGTTGTCAATATCCCAATGAACCAGGATGCAGTCAAATTGAGCATTGACAAAGCAATGGACGCCGTCAAATACGTACTTGACTTTTTGCCCGAAATTGATTCTTCAGACCTTAAAAAATTGACCGTTCAGCAGGTTCTTGACCTTGTTGAAAACAAAGGCAAAATGGTAACTGAAGAATTGGAAAGCAGTCTGGCCGATCAAAAGGCAGATTTTTACCTGAATCGTTTGAATCAAATTAAAACCAATAGAAAATGGACAATCTGAAGTCAAAGCGCGAGGAGCGTGTGACCCTTGAGGACGCATACGCTGTACTCGCAAACAAGGCTAAGGAAAAGTCGCTTTCCGCCGAAGAGGTTAAAAGCCTTGACGGATTGGATAAGCAGATTGCATCCTTGGACTCTGAAATCGAAATCCTAGAGCGCGCAGAAAAACGCGCTGCTGAGATTGTTAAGCGTCAAGCAGCTAGCGCAGCATCTGCTGTAGGCGCTGTACAAGACAATTCCGCAGAAGTGCGTGAAATGAACAGCATTGCAAAGCAGTACTCATTTGCCAAGCAGATGCAGGGTCTTGTTTCCAAAAAAGATCGCTACACTCAAGATGGCGTTGAGCATGAGATGTATCAGGAGGCTGTACGCGAAGCAAAAGAAAGCGGCGTATCAATTGGCGGCAACATTGCCGTTCCTTCCAAGTTCATCAAAATCGGCAAGCAAAAAGCAGCCTTGAATGTAGGCACCGAAGGCACAGACGTGGTTGCTACCGATTTGATGGGCCTTATTCCTGTACTGAATCCTACTCCTGTAGTTTCTCAGCTCGGAATCACCATTATGACTGGCCTTCGTGGCGATGTACAATGGCCGCGTCAAAGCGCTGATGTAGGTTTCTCATGGGAGACTGAAACCGGCAACGTAGATGAGTCTGTGCCTACTTATGATAACATCAAAGTAAGCCCTAAGCGTACCGGCATGTACGTGGATGTCACAAGCCAAATGATGCTGCAAAGCTCTTTTGTTCTTGAGCAACATCTGCGCAACATCATCACTCGCCGCTATGAGTTGACCGTTGACCATGCCGTACTGGCTGGCACCGGCGCATCTAACCAGCCTACAGGTATCCTGAACTACTCAGGAGTTAACGTGCTTAGCCTTGGATCTGGATCGGCTAACAACATGACATATGCCGCGCTTGTTAGTATGATTCGCGATGCTAAAGCTGCAAACGCACGCTCAGGCAACGCTGGATTTATCACCAACGCATACGGTGAATT